TCATCGATCTCCTCCATATCGCGCTATTATATGCGCTTTTAGGGCATCTGGGGACTCCTCCCAAAGCCCTTCGATTATCTCACAAAGCAAGTTCGTTATAACCTGGCGCTGGATCTTCTCTGAGGCGCCCCCCAACCTCTCATCCAGCTCCTTGTCCAGCTTCCGGCCGATCTCCTTGCCATCGACCTTCTTATCGATCGCCTTCGTCATCACGAATATAACGTTATTTCTGAGATCCGTTATTAGCTTGTTCATTTTTCGCCCCCTCCTTTGGGCTACGCCTGAAGAAGTACTGAAAGACAAGCGTAAATATCATTACCAGCCAATCGGGCATGTTATACTGCTGCCCAGTTGCCATATAGAACTCGATGAACCGCCCGATGTATATGGCGAATAAAAACAACACTACGTATTTTGCGCCTACGTCGAACATCAGTCTCCATCTGTCCACTGTCAGTCTCCTAATTTCGAAGCGTTTATATCAATTAGCTTAAGATCCACCTTGGTGTCGACGTCGAGCTCTTTATCCCCTATCTTCGTGTGATACTTACCAGCAGGTACTCCCTCGATTGGAATGATCCCAAACAGTTTGGCTGCTTTTGTAGTGATTTCAATGCCTCCCTCAATCTCTTTCGCCTGGTAAGATCTGGGGGTCGAGCACCCTGCCAAAAAGCACGCAATAACTATAATACCTATATATCTCATCCTCTATTCCCCTTTTTAAAATCCTGCAAGTTCGTTCCGAGATAATCTTGGGCAAGCGTTTCCACGGCACTCCTCAACTTCTGTGTGTCGCCTTTCGCCTTTGCAGCCTTAATTGCGATTGCCTCGGTATGCTGTCCCGCTTCTCCCTGTATATCCTGGACGTCGGATTCGATCTGTTCTAAACGATCGCTAATCCGGCTAAGTGTGTGCAAAAATTCTCGTTTCTGCCCATCGGTTAACTTAATCACTGTATTCCCCCTTTAATAAACCAACCCAGACATCCCAGTAGAGCCGCCAATATAAGGAGCGTTACCGCCCAGTTAGCCTTAACCCAGATGCTTAGCTTGACGATCTTGTCCCTGAAGTGTGGGGAGTCCTTTAGATGCTGCGCGATCTCCTTGTGCTTCAACTCGCAAAGCTCTCTTTGATGCCCGATATAGGTGTCGAGCTTACCATTAAGTGCCTTGACTCCCGCCTTAATCTCTGCAAGTTGCTCATTATCACTCATATACCCTCACCTATTTGCCTCTTAATACCTCTAATTGCGTTACTTTATCTCTACTCTGAAAATCCATAATAAATATATCGTTTACCTCTGGGACTGTCTCAAAGACTTCGACCAAGCCTTTCTTCTCAATAACCTTCTGAGACATCCTACCATGATGATAGCGCTCATCTCTCTCCCAGAACGCTTCTCCGTGGTCAGTAGTAATATATACTTCCCATCCCTTAAATCTTCCAAGCAGCATCTGGATCCGTGGTATACATTCTCTTGTTCGTTGATGGTATGCCTCAAAAAGTTCTTCCTTCCTATCATCTGAAATACCACCTACCCAAGATATAGGCTTCGACTTCCCGACATCATCAAAGTAGTTATGAATATAGTAATCATGAACTACCAATAAAGTATTCCCTTTTTGTTTATCTAAGTCTGGCAACACTCCGGCCTTAAACAAAGGAAACATAGTAGTTGCGTTGTTGTAGTCGTATTTATACTTGCCAAAAAAAGCTCCAGCAAATCCACCGCCTGTTACAATCGCTTTATGGCCTTTAAATTCATTTATAGCCTTAGCAAAGTGCGGAAAACAGGTAATCGTACAAGCCCCTATCGCCTCAATCTCATGGAACTTGGCCTCAGCAAAAGCAGGAGCTAAGATCTCTTTTGCTACATCCCGCCGCAAGGTATCAAGTATAATGACTAATCTTTTCATAGAATTACCCAAAGAAAAATACCTTTCCGTAAGGCGCTGCACTTAGGGTCTGCTCTCTTATGATGCTCTCACGTATACTGTCATTTGACAAAAACTGCTTCGCAAAATGTGAGGAGTCTACCTGAATAACCTCAACCTTTGACACGCGAGGCTCTTTATAGGCCAATGCCATTTCAGGCGAGAATACTAATCTCGCCGTAACCACTGCGATCACTACTTTCTTTTTAATGTGGCTTCGCTTTTGAGTCATAATGAAATGCCCTTATATCGTAATCTGCTAAGCATTTACCCGGATGCCTAAAGCAGAAGTCTATATCGCACCCGATGAACTTTTCCGCCCCTTCTGCTTCAACCTGTGGATTAAAAATAACATCTGGCCTTCCCGCTCTCTCAAAATCTATTAAGGTACACCCAAGGTGCCCTAAGCCTATCTTCTGCACTCCCCAAGTAACTCTTGGAGGAAATGACCGCCAGAAAGGTTTGTCGCTATTATTAAATCCAACGGGTACTTTTTCTATATCCCAAAAAAACATTCTATTTTCATGCCTATCAAACTGAACTCCAGCTACATAGCAAGCAAACCTATGAGTACTTAGATCCTTCATGAGTTTTTTAAGGGTATTGGAAGGTATGCAAATATCATCCTCAACGAAAAAGACTCTATCTGTCTTAACGTGTTTCATAGCACTGTTATACATTGAGGCTATTGTTACAGCGTGTTCCATAGTACGCTGTCCCTTATCAACAAAAGCATTTGCGCTGGGTGGAACGCCAGTATCATGAATTATCCTCACGTTGAATCCTTGCTTTATGGCGATACTGGCTTGATACTTCAAGAACTCCACGAATTGATAGGTTGCATTTGTATACCAGAGGACATCTATTCTATTCTTTGGGTAATCCAGGTTTTGAAGCCCATACCAATAAGGAGTCCAGGATTGCCACCTACCCGCAAAGAGAGAAAGTAAAGTTACCTTTTTAATTGATTTCTTACGTGTCATTGTATTGGTTTAGTCCGTATTCACCACGTATACCTTTAAGTTTTGCGTCTGCATTTAAATTATCATCGGATACATCTCTCCAGATTTCCATATGCACATATTCTCCCGCCGTAGCCCCAGTAATGGTAACAGCGCCACTTTCAGATGTTTCCTGCACATCATTAGCTGTATCTAATGTATCACTCACAGCTACTGATGTTCCTAATGCTTGGTCTAAAGCCTCACTATCAGCATAAGAACGGCCGTGCAAATTCCACTCTACTGTGCCCCCTGCCCCAGAAGCTCCAGTCCAAACCACATGATAAGTAAGGGTTCCATCCCAATTTTTGGGCATGATTAAATTGAATTGTGCAAATTCATCCGAAGAAGCATCAAAATCCAAAGTCTGAATGGTTATGTTATTAGTCGCCAAATTTGTGCCCGCTATAGCTGCACAACCATTGCCATCTTCTCTTGGCCACATCGCTGTTGCAGGAACATAAAAAGATTTCTTGGGATCAGCGTTGGCTATCTGTATATTGTCTGTGGCGTTAGTAAGATTAATGTCACCGGATACTTCTAAAGGATCGTTAGGACTCGTTACTCCGACCATACCGACATTGCCATTACCCAAGACTGTTATATAATCTACATTGCCTAATATATTTTGAAAACTAAACGCTACATCAGTTCCAGTAACATTCTGCCAAGTAGTGCCGTTAGCCTTACCTGCCCTAAATGTCACTACACCAACAGAAGGTGCTGCTCCACCAGATATACCCTGAAAGAGAAAACCACCTATATCGCTTGTTTCACTTAATCCCCTAAAAGAGCATCCTCCTTTTGAACCCGACCATTTATCTACTACCATATAAACATCTGTAGGGGCTAAGTCTGTCATGCCGTGAGCTATATTGGTGCTATCGCCTACATATACTGGTGTATCACCAGCTTTATTTACATGAAGCGTGTTCGCAGGACTCGTTGTCCCTATGCCGACATTGCCTCCTTGTGTTACCCTAAACTTCTCATCATTATCAATTCTAACTCTAAAATCATCACCTGCTGAAATATCCATCGAAACAATGCTTGACCCTATGCCCCACACCGCAGTTGTTCCGTCATCATCTTCAAGTTTAACCTTGTCAGTAGTAGTATCATAGATATAAAGTCTCGGCCCAGCAGTCGTAGTTCCTAGGCGTAAGTCCCCCGTCATTATTACGTCATTACCGCTTGGAGTAATGGTCAAAAGACCGTCGCCATCCACCCCGAAATCACAGTGGTCAACACCGTCTGTGTGGGTCAACCTTAACTGCGTACCAGAGTCGTCTAAAACCTCTAATGCTTTGTCAGGTCCTGTATCATTTATACCAACCATCTCATAAAGTCCGTTTATGAAAAGCACCTTGGGGTGGTTGGCTGAACCAAACGCCACGTCTCGGTTCCCATCTCCCTCAAATGTTAAGTCACCTGCGCTGTTGAACAACCTGCCGATCTCCGCTGTTCCGTCAGCACCGCCAATGTAGAAAGATGTGTTACCGCTGACCCTGAGGTTTGCATCGCAGACGTCCAGGGTGTCGGGAGATGGCGTAGCATCAAACTCTAGTCTGGCGTTGTTGGGAGAACCTAACCCTATCCAGTTATCATCCGCAAGATATATGTCTTGTGTGAACACCACATCCCCATCGGCTTCTATTTGGATAGCATCTGTGTCACTTACAGAACCAATATAGCGAGCATCGCCTATTATAAGATCATTTATCGTAGCATTGCCAGTAGTAACAATATTATCACTATCGTCTATCGTAACTCCAGTAGGCTGTGTAGTTACCCCATCAGTTCCGTCAAAGGCAGGTATGGAGTTATCAACAACAGTTCCGGCGTCAATCAAGAAACCTGATACACTACTACCTGTATGGGTATGTCCTGGGTCTGCACCGGAGGTTACGTTAGCTCCGAGGATAGTTGCCCCTGTTACAGTTCCGTCGGCTTGGAAATTGCCGTTGCTATCCATGTTCCCAACGTTATTGCTATCCGAATCAAGAAAGTTCACATAATTGGCGCCAGCGTTATCGGACATTTTAAGGTTTAGATCTGTCGCAGGAGCGATCTGCAAATTCCCAGCGTTGCTGCCAGCGACAGTCGAAATTTCTGTAAACCATGTGCTAAAGTTGCTCCCTAAATGCAATTTGACTTGAGTGGCAGGAGCGTTAGGATTCACAATGACATCTGGGGGTAGCGTAACATTGCTGCCATCCCAGGAAGATCCGGGGATTCCAGCAAAAGATCCATTGTCATTATATTGTATCTGCGTATCAGATCCACCGGGGGATGTTCCTGCTACCGTAACGGTTGTCCTTATGCCACTATGAGTTGCAGCAACACCAGCGCCAACATAATCGACATCAGAAGCGTACCCTTTATGTGTCCCCTCATCTCTCGTCCTGTGAGTTGCAAAAACCAGCGAAGGGAACAGAAACAAACAGGCCACAAATAACACAAATCTTTTCTTCATCCTATTCTCCTGTTTTAACTAAAGTGAGTTACGCAGATAGCTTCTCCGTTAACTATCGAATCTACATACAATTTATTGAGATTGTCTATTTCAAATCTGACAGGGACATTCCCAGGGATTATAACAGTCCCTCTTTGAGAAGAAGCCGCAGCAACAACATTAGAATCCCCAACAACTAAGAGATCCGTATTTCCAGTATCCCCACAGATCAAACAATATTTGATAGATGTCGATGTAGAGGTTACCTGCTCTTTTGTACCCGCAGTCGTAACAGCCTTTCTCAAAGTGCCTACTGCCCCACATATATCAGGAGCCACGCTTTTGTAAGCTGACTTCCATTCAGCAGATGTCATTCCTCCAGCAGCAAAAGCCCTTACAACCTTATCGCTTACTGTCTTGAGAGCCGAAATGAAGCGCTTACCATCGGAAAGGCGCACTGATAAGGGTTTTGTTGCTTTATCTGATAAAAATCTAAGGGGTTCCAGGGCAGCCAGAAGCTCTGAGAAGTCTAAATCGATCTCTGGATTGACGGTAATATGAGGCTCAGGGACGTTTATATTGGGTATCTTAATTTTCGGCACCTTGATCTCAGACGCCTTTATCTCCGGTACTTTGACATCGATCTCCGGGATCTGGACATCAAACGTAGGAGTAAAGTCTATCTTGGCTATTGCTTCTTGTAAGGTTTTAATGGTTGAGATTAATGTAGGAAACTCGTCCGCCTTGAGGACATCCGGGATCTTGATGGAAGCAATGTATTCGCCGATCTTCTTTGCTAATAAGGTAAGTTCGTTTCTAAGATGTAATTTGATCTCATCAAAATTATTAACGGAGATTTCTTTCTGATTTTCCTCTTCAAATAGTATGCCCAGGTTGCGAATAGCCTCATTGATTTCGCCCAAGGTCGCGAGTTCCTTGCCTGTCCTTTTTGGTCGTTGGGTTGTTTCAAAAAGTCCACTCATATCTTCCCCTTATTTTCTTGACACGATAGCCTTAGATGGCTATACTCAAAATGACGATGATCGATGATGTGCCATTATGATAAAAAACTCCACAGAACTACCTGATAAACACCCCAGGAAACAAAGCAATGAGCATTTAGTTGATTGGCTCATGCGAGACCAAACGAATAATGTTCCGTTAGGCGAATTAACAAGACGAAACATTGACGCCATAAACAAGTTTAACCGAACAAGTTCCCGTTTGGCTTGAGCTGTGATTATCCTCGCGATAACAGCCATAATAATCTCAATCCTTAAATAGATTAACTTTATCTATAAGAATTATATTGTCAAAAAGACTTTCAATATCTGCGAAGAAAAACACCCCTCCGCACGTAAAACAAACTGCTTTAAAATACTTCTTGCCATTCAGTTCGATTATTTCCACATCTTTGCCCATACCCCGATGCTTACAGGCTATGGGTTGCTTTTTGAATATATTCATGTTTTTCCTCCATTGTTTACCGACTTTGCGTCCAAAGGATTCTTTACGAAGTGATGAAAATAACCATAACATTATTAAATTTAGCTGCGTTTCAAGGTCGCCCATCTTAAAACCTCCTGGTTCTTCTTGACAAAAATCCATATTAATGTTACCTTATAATCATGAAAAACAAATACTTAAAATCAATCTGCGATCATTCGCGATGCAACAAACAATGAAAAAAGTAAAATTTATAATATCAATATTATCTAGTGCTATAATAGTTATTTATCTAATCTTATGGACATTACAAACCCTTAATATTATCCCATCCTTTTCAGCCTTTAACGACGATGAGCAATTCTCCACAGATAATTTTCCACCCATGACACCCTAATATCCTTTTATTTCTTTCATAAGTTTTTTTAATTGATTATATGTTTCTTTTATTCGCACACCTTCTCGCGTTCTCTCATATCTTTTGGCCCAGAATTTACCTCTTTTTAAATCTTCTATTTTTTTCTCCACATTTCTTAATCCCCTGTCCCGAAGATCTTTAAGATTAACTTTATATATGGACGATAAAGTTTGTGCAAGAGTTTGCTCCCCAGCTGTCAACTCTTCCTTTCTCATCTGCTTTTTAACAATTTTATTTATTTCGTTAAGCAATCGTGCTTGTGGTAATACTGATACAGCTGTATATTTTAACTTAACTGGTATATCCATACGTAAAAGTTCTTGTGTCTCGTTAGGATATTTTTGTATCTCTGACTCAAAATAAAAACTTTTATTCATTCCAAGCTCAATAGGCGCTCTTAAATAAGGAGTAAGTAATTCTACAAACAATTCTTGCGGTCTTACCATTTTTGCCAAATCGCCAGCAGGGATTACACCCTCCAGTGGCATATAAGTAACTGTATCAACAGTTCTTCCTATTTCTATAGGCAGCCGTTCATATAAATCTGGTCTTGCATATTTCAAACGTAGTAAGTCTTGCTCATCCCGCGATCTTAGTGCTGGGCTAAGAACCATATATTTTTCAGGTTGTTGCCACAATTGTTGTGCTTGTAGTGGTACGTTCTTGCGTGTCCATGTATAAAACGGAAAAAGCCTTTTCATTATTTGCTTCTCGAATGCTGTCAAATCTTGGTAATCAAACAAAAACTTTTTAACTGACTTTGCCGCAGTAAAGGCGTCATCTCCTTTTTCTATCTTATCCAAAAAGTGTGCCAGGCGAGCATTGTTTTCTATAGTGGCACCAAATGCCATTCCCTTCCCTATCAGTCCATCGCCTTGAATTGCTCTTTGAATACCTGTTTCAATGTCAGCCGCATACCACCCATGTCCCAAAACACCTGTTTTTTCGGCTTGAATAATTATATCGTCAGCCATCTGTGTCGTTATGCCAAATCTCTTTAGGTTTTCCAAGGCAACTCTATTTTTAATTCCAGTTGAAGTTTTATATTTTCTATACATTTGTATAGCTTGCGCTCTTGGATAATGTCTTGGATTGACATTAGCCAAGTAGTTATTCCACATATTGCCCACCATGTTCCTCAAATGGTATTTGGGGAATGGGGCTAATGTCCACTTCTTCCAGATGTTTTGGACTGCATCAAATGATTTTACGAATAATTTGGCTTCGTTTGGATTGAAGTATGACGTTGTGACACGTGTGATCTCTGACATAACTTCTGGATCAAACTTGAGACCTTTTAGAGAAGGATTCAAGTTGGTAACACTATCGGGTAATTCTTGCCAAAATGCTGGGGCTTCTGTCTTTCCAAATGTTTTAGCAACATCATCGAGAAATTGAGCTGATGTTACTGCTTTTGCTGATTTTGTTCCTCTGACAGCAACTGCATAAGCTGGATGCTTAATAAAAAATTCTTCCACAGACCGCCCACCTAAACTTTTAAGTCCGTGCTCCGCAGCAAATGCGTTAAATTCATCTAACGTAAAATCTCCAGTTTTTCTTCGTAACGCATTATCCAGCTTGGTATTCCAGATCTTTGAATTACCTATCTTTGCTTGCTTAAAATACTCTCTCGCTTCTTTTGTGGTTATGCGCGGAAAATATTGAATATGCCGTGCATTCTCTGACAATGCCGTTATTGATACACCCGCCTTCATCTCTTTTGTTAATATGTTAGACAGATGCGATTTGATGGTATTTGCCAAGACTTTTGTTTCCGTTGCCGCATCCCCTATTGCCATATTGGGCTGTTCAATTAAATTAACTATTTGCTTTTCTATGTCATCGACGGATTGCTTTGTTTTTGCTGAAATATTTTGGATGACAGTTCTTATCTTTACTCCAAATTTCAATTCCTTCCCCTTGAGATATTCTCGATTGAGCAAATGCTTATCTATTAAATCACCCAACTTGCCTATTCCAGTTTTTGTGATAAAGATTTCTTTTAGTCCATGTGCAACTGGTTGAATCTTTGCACCTAATATAGTTGTAGCTTTTGACACACCAGGTATCGCTTTTATGCCCCCGCTAACAAGGCTCGTTCCTTTACTAATAGTTTTTGTGATTAACTTATACCCCGCGCCTCCAAACCACATTAACGGATCTGTCGCTATCTCTGTGGCAAATCCCAAAAATGGTATACCCTTTATACCTACTTCATCCCACAATGCGTTTGCCTGGATTCGTTCTTTGCCAGATAAGCCTCTCCATGTAGCTTCTAATAACCCTTTAATATTTTCTCCCTTTTGTCCCAGTGCCTCCATAGCCTCTGGCGGTAAATTCTCAACATCAGCTAATGAGTTTATTGGATAACCAGCATTCTTTAACGCATTGAGACTGTCTTGCCGTTGTTGATTAAGAATGGATTTGATCGCATAACCAGGTCTCCCTAAAATGTCTAACACCTTGCCGAACTTAGACATCTGGGAAAAACGATCTTCCTCTCTTGAAATGCTTAAAGGTTTGATATTGAGTCCCACGGGTTTAAGTTGTAAATCAACTTTTTCTTCCTTCGCCTTCAAATTGAGCTTAGGTTCAACTGGTCTAAGGTGCAATTCTTCATCAACAGGCTTTAGATTAAGTGACATTTATTTCACCTTTGTATATCCTTCTTTTAGAGCTTGTTCTAATTGATAAGCTGGAATAAGCCAGGGCTTGCCCCTCTTATCCTGAATGGTTATTTCTTCATATCGACTAAGTTCTTCTTCAAATAGTGTTGGATCGAGCTTGGCTTCAGTTATAGCACTTAAAGCCTCATCCATAGTTTTTGGTTCGTAAACTGATGGTTCACCCCATTCCTTTCCCAAAACTATCTTCCCTCTCTTTAAGCCACTTCTTATAGCTTCTATTTTCTGTTCTTGCCCCCAAGATGGGGTTTTTTCTTTTTCTTTCTGTTTTAACATAACGTCATTTTTGTATTTTTCTTCTTCTGATGTCAACTCTATTCCGTCAAGTAACTTTTGTTTGATAATGTTCTCTCGAATCTTTATTGTTGCAGTTGCCCCTTTACTTTTATCTTCCAATATATCCAATTGATTACGCAAACTGTCGTCGCGGACAATTTGTCCACCCTCTCTGCGCATACCGATTTTTGCCAAACTTATCTCTCTTTGGCTTTTTCTCTCTCCCAACAAGTCCTCTCTTTCCTGTCTTTTAAGTTTCATCAATTCGCGAATTTGACGTTGTTGCAAATACTTATCAGTTGCATTGATAATCGACATTGCACGTCGCTGATCTCTTTCATCTTCCAAAGCTTTGTACTTTATGATATGCCCAAGAATTGACATGATTTTCCTCCTATCATATTTTTAAAATATTGGCTCCAGTAGTCGCGATTGAAGTTAGTTTTGCAGTGGCAGCTATTACACAACGATATTAAATTACTTAAATTTAAATTTTCCTTATTATAGTCGATGTGATGAATATGTAATTGTCTTTCGCATTCAAGCTGTGGCACTCCGCAGAGCTGGCACTTACAGTTGTCTCTGATTCTAATTTGCTTCCTGAGCTCTTTCCTCCATGTCAGAGGATATGGTTCAAAGGATTTGCCACCTCGCCAAGCTGGATTTTGTTCTCCGACTAATAAACCTTTAAGTTTTTCGCTTATTTTTTTACATGCTTTTTTTGAGCAATGCGCTTTAATCATTTTCCTACGATTTTCGTCTGATATACTATGATGTTTACCTCTTCTGGATTTGCTGCTTTTATCTATATGTTCTTGAGAAAGTTTGCGTCCTAAAAAATAATAGGGATTTGATCTACTTTTTACATTCATCTTTCTTAATGCATACCAAATTGATGCTTGATGAACATTGAATAATTTAGCAATTTCATTCATTGACTTGCCAGATAAATATTTATTTGCAACAGACTGAAAATTTAGTTTTCGATGATTCTGGCGAGGAACTTTATGCTTTTTTAATATATAAAAAATTAAACTAATAGCACAATGAAACTCTTTTGCGATTTCTGTCATGCTCCTACCTTGAAGATACAGATTCTTTATCTCCTCTTGAGGTAATTTCTTTTTTGCGCTCATTTACCTCCTCCTCTTTTTCTTCTTAGGGGTTCTCTATGAACCCCTTTGTATAGCTGCAATAGTTTTTGCTTTCCAGTTCTTCGGAACCTTAACTCTATTCTTAACTCTTTCTTTACTCTTATATAGGTGTCCGCTTTTTGCGGAGTTAAAGGGTTGATTTTGCGGATACCCTGTCCGCTTTTTGCGGATACCCCCACAGTCTATTTGAGGCAAAAGAACAGTGCCAAGCATTGTATATTCTGTAACACTGGAACCTTTGCCAGCGCTATATAAAATAAGTCCTCTAACCTTCAATATTTTTCTGGCTCTCCACAATGTATCTTGCGAAATTCCCAAATGATTAATGATTAACTTGTCTCTCCAAGTAAATGTGGGTCTCTGAAACCTGCAATACAGCCCTCTCAAATAGATATAGAGCAATTGAGGTATTCTCTTAATCTGCCTATCTTGGCACAACTGAAAGAAGTTGTTTTCTAAGTACTGATACCCGTTTTTCATATTTCTTCCCTTCTTAATTAATTCCACCAATCTTCATATAGGTTTCTATCATATAAACCTGCATTAGGATCTACGGCAAACAAGTCATCTGATGCTGTTCTACCTGGCACGCCTCTTCTTGAGCCTATGTCTGAAGCGCCAAACATCGTAGCCCCTGATGAAAGCAAGGACTCGCCTGCACCCCGTGGTGAAAAGTAGCCGGCTGCCCCACCTGCTGTGCCTCCTATGGTTGCTCCTACTGCTGTACCTATACCAGGCAGGATCATGGATCCAATGGCAGCTCCTGTGCCAGCCCCGCCAAGAGCTCCTGTAAGACCACCCCACAAGCCGCCCTTGGTGTCTTGCTCGGCTAAGGTCTTGCCTACCCGATTCTCATAATCAAGCTGCGTTGATTCTACATCCATACCATGTCTTTTTAGATCTAAGCCATATTCCTCAAGACCGAGCCCATATTTGGATAGACCAAACTGGTTACGCCTTGCCTCAGCCTGCCCGGCCATCCCAGTTGCTGTACCCATAGTGTTTAATCCAGTCCCGAATAGACCGATCCGGTTGCGCATGGCGCGATCTATATCAGCGAGTCCGAATTGTGTCCCGGCTGCAATATACTTCTTCTGGAGGTCAGACTCTAAGGTAGCCAGGCGATTCGCGGTAGTGGAACTCTGAAGCTGGTTATTAGCAGCCAATTGATTGACTGTCTGCTGCCTGACATCTCGGAAGATAGGATCCAGCTCCGCCTTCAGACCTTGTAAGAACATCTGAGTTGTGCGGGGGCTTGTTGAGATCGTATCCATAAGCGGAGACATCTCACCTGTAAAATCAAAGGATGTTAGACGTTCTCCCATACCAAACAGACTTTCCATCCCCCTCTGATAAAATGGATCCTCTTGGTATGTTGGAGCCACACCTCTAAATTCAGGTGCCTTATCAAACTGCGGCGTTGCTGGTAGTTGGGGACTTTTGTTCTTCAATCCCATTCTTTCCCTCCTTATGACGTTTAAAAATCTTTAACTTTTCTTTCTTTGACTGATCAGCCCAGTCGTAAAAAGCAACTTCTTCGACCTCCGGACACTTCTCAAGGTACTGCGTAAGCATCCTCTTGGGGATCATGCGATCGCCTGCGACTGATGCCATCCAGGGTACATATAGAATCTTTCCGCTTTCCTTCTCAGGAAAACGCTCTAATGTTTTGGGTTCCAAATCGGGGACACGATAAGCACAAGCAACTACGGCAACACGATTATCCTCAACGGACACCCACAAATAACCCTTCTTGTGAGTAAAGAGAAGGATCTTAATCCAGTCTCTTATCGGTGTATCGGGACAACAATTTGATTTAACAATTAAATTAAAAGCTTGAATCAGTACTTGAGCTTGAGTCATCTAATTGCTCCCATCAAAAATTATATTTTTGGAATCTATCTTTTTTCCAGCCTCAAACTCGATGTGTGTTTTTTGATTCCTAAAAGCCATTAGATTCTGTGGCTTGTTGTTGTTTTTAATACCATTTATATGGTGTGCAACTTCCCATCGATGCAAATAGCGACCTATCTGTTTTTCTACGATAAGACGGTGTTCGTAAACATAGCCAGATTTGTCAGCAAAAGGATGCTTAGGAACTAATCTGCGAATATAACCCGAGCTATGTTTACGTATTCCCTTTGCAGAAAGAAGATGCTTGCCTTTTTTTGCTTTGCTTATCTTTTCTTTAGATATATCGGAATGGCATTTGCCATAAAAAGAATTGTTTTTCCCTTTCGAAGAACATGCTTTACATCTTTTTGCTTGATAAGCTATCTCTTTGCCACAATCAGGGCATTCAGGCTTGCCACCTTTCCACTGCGAGCTTTCCATTCCCATAAATCTATTTTTTAAACTGTCGCTAATTTTTTTCTTATGATATTCTGTTCGTGGGTAAATTCCTGTTGGCATATTATCTCCTACTTTGCAATCCAGCCAGTGGCAGTATTATTCCCGCTTTCCTTAACATAAAGAGTTGTGTTCGCTCCCCCATCCTTACGGAAAAAGATGGATCCTACCTTCGCAACGATAGCACCTTCCGGAGTAGCATAACCAATATAGACCTTCACCTTGTTGCCATCGCTTGATATGTGATCGAAGAGCATCCTCAGCATATTGTTGAGCTCATTTATGCCCTCATACGTCTTTAATTTCTCATATGTCAACTCTACATAGCCATCCATTATGAAATCAACCCCTTGTCTTTTAAGCTCTTCTCAGCAAGCTTGTCTTTCTCGTTCTCTATCAGACGCTTGCGTTCTGTAGCGTCTTTTCTTTGTTTGGCTTTCTCCTGATTAACACTTACACCCTTCCCCTTCTCGCCTTCCCAAGCATTTCTATCTTCTCTTGTTGCGGGAAGCTCGGAAGAATCAATATCATCATAAGGCAACCCCTTTAATTCCTCTTGCATCGCTTTTGTAAATACCCTATCTAACCATTGATCTTCCGTTTCATTTGGACATCTTGACTTGGGTGCTGGATGTATTACAGCTACTGCTTTATCAGGCTTGTAAACAACTCGGATTTTACTCATGGGTTTCTCCTATTTTTTTTGTTTTTATTGATCTCCAATCGCCATCACTGTAATAGTGTCTACATCTGTATGGGCAGAGGTGTAAAGCCTAGTATTTACCTGGACAGAACCAACAGCATAAGTATCAGGCGTAAGAAATGTTGCACTTCCTGCATTGTCTCCTCCGGATCCCACAGCAGCATAGTCATCGTTTGCAAAATCAGTATCCCAATTTATTGTGTATCGACCCACTGCATTATCAACTATGGATGACACATTGTAGCTGTCTCTGATTGCTATTCCTCCTGTACCATTGAAATTGATCCAACCTTTGACAACACGTTCTTTCACGGCCGAAGCAAACTTGGCATAGGTTACGTTTGCGTCTTTGATCTTAGCGGTTTCTACAGCATCAGAGGCAATATGCTCTGCATCGATAGACCCGGCTGCGTAGTGCTCCGAGTCTATGGTGTCATCGGCTATCTTCGCACCAGTAACAGCATCGGCTGCTATTTTGGCTGTCTCGACACACAAAGCTGCTAAATGTTCTGGATCAATGCCGCCAGCCGCAAGGTGCTCTGAATCTACGGAATCGTCGGCAATTTTAGTACCATCTACTGCATCAGCTGCAAGTTTTGCAGTAGTAACGTTGAGATTCTTTATTATCGCCGTCTCCACTGCATCATTAGCCAAGCCGCCAACCAAGATCTTCGGCGCCTCGTTCTCAGTTGCATCATGCTTATGCCCTGTCGTCTCGTTCATTGCGGCCATAAGCCAGGTGATTATGAGATCAAGCTGACCCTCAAGATCTGCGTCGGTCAACACCTCTGTTCCCCAATTCTTAGTTCGTGCTAAATCAGACGGATATGCCATCTAATCCTCCTCGTATGCTATTGCGTGAATTTTTATCTTCTTTATCTTAGGTCTGGTACTCGCTCCATCATGAAGCACTTGAAAGCTAAAGCGCCTCCCGACCATATTAGACTTCCATGTTTTCGTTACGGTTTTCTCAGGCGGTTCTGAGACTATTTGAGAAGTATTAACAATAAAAGTTGTATTGATCAAATCTCCTTCCGCCGTAAGAGAGAAAGTCTGCGATGCGCTTTGGTTCCCGCGATCGGCACTTGCCAATATCGAAAAGGAGCCTGATGTACCGTAAAAGGTTATAGTTACCTTTGTTAGTTTCATCCGGACATCATCAATGGGGAATCGGCTACCTCCATGAGCCAGCTTAAAGTCTCGCGAAGAAAAGTCCTTAGTCTCATATTTCGCCTGCGTATCCTCGCTATTGTCTGAGAAGGTAGCACTACCAACCTCATATATTTTGTCCTGTTGTGCGGATCCTGCGTATAGCTCGTTACTGCTGTATGTCAGGAGTGCCGGATACCCTAAGGTATCGCTCACAGCTGAATTGATAGGTCTTTTCATCCACCTGCCCAGCTTCGCGTTGTAGATCCGGTGCACATTCGGATAGCCTACGGTTCCGTCGCTATAAAACAGATGATATTCATCGTTCTTATAGATGCCGAATATCCTGTTTGAAAAGCTAATGTCCTCCGGGAAGTCATGGAATGTCGTTAGGTTAATCCAGCTCGCACCATTCCATAAGAATACTCCAAGCGTCGGATACCTGGAGACAAAGTAGACCCCTTCGTTCCCGACCGCTATTGAGAGCGGCGCTGAGCATCCATGAGACCCTACAATCGGACGATAGCCTACGTCTGGCATGTTAAATAATTCATACGCCTCGAACTCATCAAAGATAGTAAACTGATTTCTGAAATTAGGCACGCATCCCTTTGTCGGTCGCGGCATAGTCTGATTCCAGGCATCATTAGCCAGGCTGAAGCCATCAGCTGCATCAAAGTTCCCATGACCAGCCCTGGATCCATATACCACATTTCCCCCACCCTCAGCTACCAGACGGCTTTTATAGTAGTAAAGACGTTCCCTGGCAGCTGCTGGAGGATCAGTAAGGGCTGCGATCGCGACACCAATCGTCTTTTTCTTTATATTGTCGGTCGAGTTCGTGATATAAAGCACACTCCCTACTGATACCCCATGACAAAGAGCATCCCCGGTGAAGGCACCGTCATCCTCCTGGTTAATGTTAGCCCCACTTTTAATAACGAGATCTCCAGCCCCATCACCAGCCTTAATGACACCATACAGGGCACTCGATCCGTTCTCGTCATGCTGTATAAGAAGGTCAAGCGGGTTTGAGTACGTTGCGCCACCAGAGGAAACTTCGGTAACGCCTTTTGATCGGATCATACCTCCGAGCAGAATAGAGTCCCAGTTTTCTATGATTCGAGCCTCATTCGCCTTTACCTCCTGGTCAGCACCTACCTTGTTCTCGCCACCGGAGAAGGAGAAAAGCTCCAAGACCAGTTCTCTTGGATCCCTTTTGTCTAATACGGCTCTGTTACTAAGTTTTCGGCTCATAGAATCACCTTATCCCCACTTATGTCCCTGGCCTTGCCTGTCTGTCTCAGATAGCACATCTTCTACGCCCATATCCGGGACAGGGGATGTATCCTTCATAAATTCCTTCTCTGAGCGCTCTCTTGCTTTATTTACTAAATCGCTATATGTGGCGAGGCACTCAGCAGCTCTTGTATTCTGGCCTATCGATCTCAGGAGTCTGTGCGCTGCATAATAGACAGATGCCTTCCTAAACTCCTTCGGGATAATCGATTCATCAGCATCTATGTCCAAATCTGTCGTAGGATGCTTGAAGTAAAAAAGTTTATACGTCTTGCCGTTGAATCCACTCCCGGCCAGAAACTTCATCTTCTTCGTCCCGCTAAACTCCCACATATAGAAGTAGCCCTGATCCTCTGTGGCGTTCTGGTAATACCATCGCCACTTATGTAACGGGATCTCGCGGTCTTTCGTGATCACATAGTCATTGATGATAAGGCAATGCAGTGCAAGGTAATCACTGGGGACGTCTAACTCAAGACTCGCAATGGTACCTGTTGCATATTCCTTCACACATAGGGAGTCGGCGCAAAATTGGATCTCTCCGGCATTGAGTGCTTCCTTCCTCTTTGCCGTCGGAAACGCATCATCAGTCCCCTCGTTAGGATCACCTAAGAGATCGTCGAGTAATGCTTGTTGTTCCCCGAAATTCCAGTCCATTTACACCTCCACCATTTCGGTTATGTCTTTCTTCAATAAACCCTCAAATGCCTCTGCCCATAGATGTACTTTTTTGTCGGCGTTATGGTTCTCGTAGACGTTATCGTATGCCCTCTCTGCCAATCTCTTCCTTAGCCCCCTGGACTCAATAAGCTCTACCATCTGGTTGTACCAGGCATTCTTCGTATTCTCGACCAGAACGCCATCTTGTCCGTTTGTGATTACTGGCGTATAAGGTGGAATATTCGAGGCTATTGTGGGGATCCTCATAGCTGAGTATTCAAAGTATTTGATAGCCGACTTCTTCCTATTGAAATCTGTATCTGTAAGTGGGCATAACCCTATGTCCAGGTTGAGACACGCCAGCTTGTACGGGTACGCAGCATGAGATACCCAAGAGTGCCATTCAAGTTGCGCTTGAGGTATATCCTTAAAAAGACCATGAAAGCGCACATCACCAAAGTACACAAACTTGACATTCTTGTATTGCTTGGCAATTCGTTTTATGACAGGCGCTACCATGAAGAGATCCTCGTAATGGCTACCCCCGCCCTGCCATCCGATCCGGATCTCCTTTTTAACCATCTCAACTTTTGGAAAGATGCTAAAGTCTATAACATTCGGCAGTACAACGGTGTTCTTATTGAGCTTCTTGAATGTCTCGGCCAAGAGTGGCGTGGTGGTAGATACCATGTCCACCTTCTTGAATGACGCCTTGAAATAGTTATGCCTGCTGATATTCTTCTCAATATGAAAGTTATCCTCGCCATCGCGCCAAAGAGGGATGACATCACCCTCTTCTGTCTCGCGGAATTGCTCCTCAGTGCCCCAGTATCTATAAGACTCGTTCCAAGGGCTCACATTAAAGGGATCGTCATCGTAGTCAGCGACTATGAGCTTACCGTGCTTCCTGGCCGTTTTAATAAAGTTAAGCCATGCTGCATCAGCCGGGCGCTGGAATACTATGATCTCGGATTCCATGATCTTCTGGTTGACAAACTCCAAATCCACCACATTATCCGGATGTATAGTCAGAATGTTCGCCTTCTCATGCTGGAGTAGCTTATAAAGCGGTTGTACGATCCGGTAATGGTTACATGCCCCACGATTACGTTCAAACCCCAGTATGCGCATATTGTTCTGCCTCCTCTGCTTGGTATTCAAACTCCTTAATTACCTTTTTCATGCTAAAGTTGTCATCCCATCCCCAGCTTGCCTTATAAGGTTCACCCAGGCACATTGGCGGCCTATCTGGGGGATCATCCTTGAGGCGTGCCCAGCCAAAGTCGATCAGCTTTATTACGCCATCCTTGACCATAAGGTTGTTAGGAGTTATGTCTCTGTGCTCTACGGCATGAGCGCGTAGATCCTGAATTATCTCGACGAGCTGTTTTCTCCAGTCCGGAGGTAACTTTTGAGCCGTTACCATCTCACCACAGTCCTCAATTTCAAGATGCTCCATCTTGCAATCTTGATGATTGAACTTTACTTGCGGGAAATGCCTGGAGCTGCACTTTGACAGGATCCTACACTCATTCTCGATAAGGCTATAATCAGAATAGGCCGTTTGCTTCTTTATGACCTTGCCGTTCTTCCTTTCAACAGTAGACGTCGCACCTTTGAAATATTGATTGAAGCGACCCACCGTAGGATCCACTGGCTCCACCCAGCCCACGCCTGAGTCCTTTAGGGCGCTTAGGAGATCTTCGATGGAGGCATCCCCAAGCCAGCGCTTGTAGTCATCGGAGACATAGTTCTTGTGATGTACCGCATGATACCCCAGCGCTATCAGGAAAAGCTCCTTTGCTGGTATATAAAACCCTTTCGGTGTCTCCTGGCGTGTCTCAAGGATTGCTTCCTGGAAGGCTCTCGGATAATAGCGATCACCTATGGAGCGCACATCTACATAAATATAGGTCTTGCCGATGGGTAGCTTGAACTGCACACGCGGGGAGGGATATGTCCGCGTGGCATTGGGGAAGATCTCCGTCCAATGGTCTAAGCTATAGACCAGGAGGTCGAGGTCGGAGTGCTCTCCCAACTGAACCCCGTCCGGCAGGTTTTCCCAGTTGCGTAACACGACATACGGAAAATCCACGTCATTCATAAATTGAAAGAATTGCTTTAGACTCTGCATGGTGCCCTTTATTTTTTGTTTTCGTCGAGCTTATGATCTCCACACCAATCATTAGGGAATACGACCGGATAACCATTCATAGTAGGAGCATGGCGCCGGCAGCGTCCCAGTTTTGTCTCTCCCTTTTCATTCTTTTTTGCCACATACCACATGCACGTCGAGCAACTCATACCTTTACTGCGATGTACCCAGGGATCCATGTTTTCCTCCTTTTTCTATTCTGCAACGCATAACACCTATCGCAAATTTAAGACGTTTCCAAAAGCTCGCGTTTGCAAGGATCTCTTTAAGCAGGCGCTCCGTGTTTTTGCGTGCTTCCTGCCTGGCTTCCTTCTTCATCTTTCTTGCCAGCTTCTTGTATTTCACTCTTTTTAACTCCTGCGTTAAGTATGTTCGTAGTTTTCTCTATACCGAACTCGTTAAACATCTCAAAAACGCTCTTTCTGTGGTTGCTCTTAAAAGGCACAAACTTAATACCGTTTTCCTCAAGCGCTTTGAGATCCAAATAGCGCTCCGGCGCCTTATGGTCTGCCAGGTACTCATCGGCCTCGTAGAACTTCAAGATCTCGATCAGCCGGGCTGTGGACTTAGCATCTGTCTGAGGAGGAGGTTCAAACCGAATCTTGGCCGGGTTTACCCCCAACGTCTTTGCAATCGCGACAATCCAGCCCAGATTGACATCAACCAAATTCTGCCCATCCGCGTAATATTTGTCCAAGATCGCAGTCATGCCATGCCGAATAGGCTTAGTCCACCACTTGCCATTGACTTGACATCGGTTTGTAAATCCATTTTTTTCGTATTGGCAATCCACTAAAAGAATAAACAAATCACATTGTGCCATTTTTTCGAAGAAACAAAACCAAGGTATAAAATTTGGTTGGTGAATAGCAACCCTCATGTCTTTCCTCTCCCGTCAAAAACTATATCTGTTAATCTTGTTCTTTTGCCTGCTTCAAATTTACGATGAATCGATTGGTTTTTGAACGCCATAAGATTGTGAGGGCGATTATCGTTGGTAACTTTATTGATATGATGACATACCTCAAATCGATGCAAATAGCGACCTATCTGTTTTTCTACGATAAGGCGATGCTCACGTACATAACCGTCTCGGTTATGAGGATGATTTCGTTTAAGGATTAAAATATATCCATCTTTATCCTTGATTTCGCCATTCTTATAGTGGGGTGAAGTTTCTCCCAATAAATGTACTCCATAAAAATGATTATTCTTTCCAGTCATATCTGGTCTCTTTTTTCCTTGTAGCTTCTTTCCTATGTCAGGTCTTTTTTTACCAGCCCAATATCCCGGCTTCGTGCGCTCGTAAACTCCTTTAGGCATTATCTTTTCCTCCTAAACTTGGCCGGATTGCCACACCAGACCTCATTTTCGCCAATATCGTGCGTTACAACGCTACCAGCGCCTATTAGAGCCCCTTTCTTTATCCGAACACCGGGAAGTATGGTACTTCCGGCACCAATAGCCACGTCATCCTCTATTACAGTGTGTTTCCAGTTTGGTTTCCCGCTTGGCGGATACTTGTCATTTGTAAAGGTAACTCGCGGAGCAATAAAACAGTTGCTCCCGATGCTCACACATTCCGGAATAAAACAGTGCGCCCCGATCCGGTTATAATCCCCTATCTCAACACCATCCCCTATCTCGGTGTAGGATCCTATGGAGTTACACCTACCGATCCTGGCAGTCGGGTATATGTTTGTGAAATACCAGATCTGGTTACAAGCCCGCAGGGATAACCTGGCTTTTAAGGTCTTTATTAAGAGCCAGTATTTCCCGAAGATGTTTTCCCACAAATTGTTCATTCATGATCTCCATTGCTGGGAGCACGCAGTGCCCGCCAATCGCTCCCTTTGGAGGATCCAGTACCATCTGCATATGGTCTGTGCCCTCCATCTCTTTGACCGTTTTGTTAAGCGTACGGAGGTACGTCTTGAGGTCGTTGTACTTAACCCCCATGAGGTCGCAACAGGTCTGGGCGTACCTGGCAAATTCTATATTCATGCCATATTGCACCAAACTCAGGAGTTTCAGGAGCTCCGTCGTCGTAGTGGATGCAAAGAATCCGAATCTCAAACCTGTCCTGTTCAAATAGTTCTTTACCGTAACCCAGTCCTTGCAGTCATCAAAGCCTATGAATAACTTATAGTTCGCAATGCACTCCGCCATGTGTCTGTGTGTCCCCAGGATCGGGACATGTACGATATGCGAGCGGATCGTCCCATTCCAGAGCGACGTCCTCAGCTTATTGGTTGTCCCCACGGGGCAGGTTGTATGGATCATTACCAGCTCTGGATCATAGTCGTTCATATACTCAAGTGTTTTAGTATGGAACGTGGTACTGTAAGGATAACAGACGTGCATGACATCGACCTTATATGGTGTCTCTCCCTCTACGTCTTTGGTATCTATGCCAGGATAATATTTATTGAATACTTTATAGACGGCTCTGCCAATCTCACCCATTCCTATAACGATAACCTTCAGTCCCATTTAATACCCCTTCCTACTTCAGCGTAATATTGTCGATGATTTTCTGTCTTTATATGATCCGGATGAAGCCCTGACCAGTGCCCTATATCCTGAGCCATGATTGTCGGCACCCATCCTATTATCGGATCCTTCTCGATCTTAATCTGCTCCATAAGATTAGCGCCGCCCTTGATACCCACCAAGTTGTAGCGCTCAAACTCCAGATCAGAAATGAGATCAGCATACATAAGCCATAGCCCTACAATGTGCGTGGCCGGAAGAAAACCCCAGCCTTCCTTGTCCGGGAGCCCAAAGCGCCTGGCCGGACGCGACGGTACATAGTCAGGTGAGAGTACCTGAGCCGGAGAATTAGCGAAGATCTTGAGCATATTATTAAGCCAGTTTCGAGGCATACGCACATCATTACCTATGATCCCGATCATGTCTAACCTGAGTGCCTCAGACTTCTCAAATGACCTTACCCAGTCAAAGAAGTCTATGACTGTCCGTCTCAAGCCTTGATTCAAGCGATTCAGAATCGTGTATTTCATGCCGTACTTCCCCCCGGATCCCAGCTTACAGTCCCTCAAAAACTGTATTGTCCCATCATGAGAAGCGTCATCTACCATTACGAAAGTTACGTCCCTGTAATCTTGTGCCTGCTCAAGAGCGTGGACGCACTGTTTCGTATATTCGATTCTCTTGTAACAGGGTAGCAGTATCGCTATTTTTAAGTTTTCTATCGGCTTCTTTGAACGCACTCGATACCACCTCGTAATCGTCTATGCTTAGTTCGATCCTGAGATCTCTGATCTTCAAGTGTATATAGTATTGATCCCTTATGTCGGCACCCTCAGAGAAGATCTTGTCTTTGTTGAAATTGTAGAGGTTCCGGTTTAGGTTGATCTGTACGTTGTCGTTTACCGGATCCATAGCAACCTTCTTACGGCAGAGCTCGATATGCTGTCCCGGCTTGGCCTCAGGGGATCCCCGCTGCTGCCAGCGCTGGAAAGCAGCAATCATGCCCCTGGCAAACTCCATGAAATCGCCTCTTGATAAACTGATCCTCAGATTGCGATAATGGACGTGCATCTTCTCGCAGACCTCGACCACCAGCCTGTTGTTGAATACCGACTTCTCGGAGATTTCCTTACCCGCTAATTTTTTCAGTGTTTGTCCCATGCTTACTCCCGATACTATCCATCACCCATTTTCCTTATGCTATTTTGTATTTGGCTATGATCCTATCGTAGATGTCCTTATACCTTACAGCGTTGACATCCGTGTTGCCCCACTTTCCAGTTGTCGCATCAGCAAACCCTCTGACAACTGCCCAAAGCAAAAACTTGGGAGGCAGTTTCCATACAATAAACATGATAAACTTTTCCATCGTTCCTCCTCACTTCATGTTGATAAGCTCTTTTACGCCCTGGTAGTGCACTATGACCTTATTTAAGAGCCCTTGCGGATCGTCCCCGCGCATAATGCCCTTCATGAATGAGCGCCAGATCTTCTCGTTCTTCTCAGCCCAAAACTCGCGATATACCATGTTAGTCATAAACATATAGAGCTCACGCGGTATGTCGTAGTCCACCATCATCGTCTTGTTGTTTGACCAACCCTTCTCATTCCCCATAGCCCTGAGCTCTTTACGCTTGAGCCAGTTGACTCTTCTTGTCTCTTGGCATAGCTTGGGAAAGTTATGGAGCTTGGACTGTACAAATTTATCCGCGACCCGGCGTATAAATAGCTCTGTATTCTGTAATGGGCTCTCAGAGTGAGTCTTTAAGACCTCCTGGACTGCGTGAGTACGGATGTCCTCATCCGAGGTGTTCTGCTTCCTATACGCCTCTTCGCCCGCAACCTTCTTCGTTGCTGACAGCCCCTCATCCCGTTTAAACTTGGTATCGGCTTTATTCATCGTCTCACGCCTTTACAGAAAAACCACTCCGGGTAATACCTGAGATTCAGGCATATATCTACTTTCAAAAGATTGAAGTACCTATTTAAGATGTCGGTCTGCAACGGGAAGGCTCTGATGTGCCCCTCGCACATGAAGCGCGGTACACTGAATATGACTGTGGCGCCCTGTTTTATATTATTTATGACTGCAAAATCGTTCTTGATATGCTCCAGGACTTCGAGCAATATCGCCACATTGTAGTCGTGTTTATAGCACTTGGGATCCAGCGCATCCCCTACAAAGAAATGCTGAGGAGTGAGCTTAGTCGCGATAGCAACAGCCTCTCGTGAGAAGTCGAATCCATGATAATTCCGTACCCCTTTGTCGTATAGGTAGTGCCCCATTTGTCCGGCGCCAGAACCGATCTCAAGGACTTTGGGCTCTTCGATGGCTTTAACGTGTTTAACGACATGCTGCATGATCCGGTAGAACGGGAGCGTCCGGTAGTGCGCATGATATATCGCCTCCTTCTTATAGACCTCATCATAATCTTTTGCTATCAGTGTTTTCATATGAAAGGGGTGGGAGGGGTGGTTAGCCCCTCCGTTCCCGTCCTTTCGGTTAGCTGATAGCTCCAGAGCTATCCAACTGTGCCTGCTCAGCGTGTGCCTTCTCATTACCGAATTGTAGAGTCATCTCGCCCTCTACCCAGCCCTTGACCGAAGATGCGGTCGGCGCACCCTTGTAACTCTGGATGTCGCGCAACACTGCGACCTTGATCTGTTCTGGCGTGGTAATGGCTAAACGGGCAACTGGTATGTGCCTGTTCGGTATAATATCAACAGTACCAAAGGCACCTTCGTACTTGTTGATATTGGCAATCGCTTGCCTGGTCGAGGCTTCGATGTTGAAGGTGAAGCCTGTTTTTGCGGAGAAATTCTTAGAGATTACTCTCTTCTGGTAGCCTCCGCAAATGAGCGCCCTGGGATCTCCCCCGGCGTCCCAGACCTCCTGGAGCCTGGCATTGACAATATCCTCAGTGAGCTGGGAAATAGCTGCACCTGAGGCACCGTCCGTACCGAGTCCGGTGTTGGTCTTGATGGCCTTCAGCAAGCCCATCGCTGTACGAGCCGTGTTCGATGCACCAACCGCTGTGGTTCCGGTATTGACAAATATCTTCTCAAAGTCTGTGCCGAGCTCTTTGAGCGCCTTCATCAGTTCCCTTGCCACATCGTCCTTGATACCTGCTGTGGTTACTGCCATCTGGGTGAATGACACATCCCAATTCCTAAGACGGATATGCGTGTAGTTCATCCGCCTCGTCCTGACGGCTCTGGCTGAATACGATAATGCTGCGCCTTCCACGATGCCAGTTGTTGCAGCACTGGCGAGGTTATCAACCTGCCATTCGTGCTTCGTGGAAATCGACTTGATCTTCCTGCTCATGGACAACAATGGCGTGTCGTCCGCAAAAAGATCGGCTACTACGTTAGTGAGACCTTCTCGGTTCCCTATGGTTACATAGGTATCGAGATAGGTGTTTGCCATGTGTTAGCTCCTTTCGGTTTATTGTTCTTTAAGCTCCTCAGGAATAAACTTATCTACACCGAACGCAGGATCATTCTTGATAAGCTCTGCCTTATCGGTGAGATCGCCTCCACGGAAAGCCTTGCTCCTAAGATCCTTCAACTTCTGGCTCGGAGTCTCGTCTTTGCTCCGCTTGAATTTGTTGGTGTCCAAGTTCGTCTTGCGCTTAAACTTGTTCACCTTCTGCTTCAAGTAGCGGGTCTTTTTGGTCGAGCTCTTGGCCTGACCCAAGAGTTTATACTTCTCGATGGCGTACTCTATCGCCATCGCCTGCCCATCGACCAAACCTTGCAAGCTCTTCTTCGACTGGAAGATTTGCTTTGCGATCGCGATGATCTCCGGCTCTGCTGCTTCCGGATCCTCAATTTCATCATCATCGTGAATCTCCTCCAGCTTCTCCTGCATCAAGACTGCCTGCTGTCTGTGGAACTTAGCAGGGGCGTCCCTCCTGACCTGCTCGATCTGCTCTTCGAGTTCGAGCATATCCTCAAGTTCAGTCTCGCCCTTCTCATCGCCCTTGTCGATCTTCGACTGAGCTTTGAGCTGTGCCTTCCGGCACTTGCGCTTGGCAGCCATCAGCTCTGAATCAGACATTTTCTCCAGCCTGGCTATTACCGGATCGGCCGCAGGAGCGTCATGCTTTGCAGTCTTTGCCTTGCGCGTCTCAGACTTAATGCGCCTTTCGAGCTTCTTGACGATCTTCTCATGCTTAGATTTAGGGATCAGCTGCTCCTCTTCTTCCTCCTCATCCCCCTTCTTCTTAGCCTTAGAAGGATCCTCCTCAAGCTCTCGCTTGCGGGCTATGCCTTCTTCGGTTAAGTCCTCATCGGGGATGTCGAGTAGCTCTTCATCGCTGACATCGGCTTCGATGACCTCTTCTTCCTTACCCTTCTTCTTAGCACCCTCCTTGCCCTCTTCTTCGCTTTCCTTACCCTTCTTTGGCTTATCCTTGTCATCGACAGGGAATTCCATAGAGGCGAGGAGCGCGTTGGCCGCGTTCCTCTTCCGGGTCTCGACTTCACGAGTCTCGGCGTTTTTTTCCTCAGCAGTCTGTGTCTTTTCTTCTACCGCCATCTTGCCCTCCTACTTTCTCTCGCATTTATAGGCTTGGGAGCCTGCTCAAGCGGTTTTTTCTCGCATTTAACGTCTTGGGAGACGGTGCGGTTATAGAGTCGCACTCTCGCTTGAGCGTTTATACTTCTACGCCTCCGCCCGCCCCGCCGGGACTCCCGGTAGTTTGAGCTTCGGCTTTCTTCTCTGCCACCAGCTGATTCTTTATGTCAACGCACTGGTCTATGCGTTCAGTCAATAGATCCAGCCCGATTAAAATGCCTAATGCCTCCTCAGCCGAGTATGATGTATCACTTACTTTGCGCATCTTGGCTTCTTTCTCTATCCCGGCAATAAGCATCTTTAGTAATTCGCCCTGGTTGCCCTGTGCAAGACCTTCGGCGACCAAGCCTATTTCGATCTGATCCTCATTACTATTCCGTTTCATCCTCTCTTCAAGCCTCATATTCTGCGCTCCTTCGCTTATGCTCTACGAACTCGGCTATTGTATCGCTCATATGATTCCTCATATCAGCCATGCCCTCCATCCGGGCTGAGACCAATTCTTTCTCATACTTGGACTTGAAACACCCGGCCATGATCGTGTACTTCCAGTGGATAAAGGCGCGGATGACCATATTAAACGGCATGGGATGACAAAGCATGTGCATCCCGTAACTATCTCGCCAGGTAACACCATAGCCGGGCGGAACAGGTGCTCCCTCAGGGAGTAGGATCCCGATGACCATCTTCCCATTCAGAATCTCAGTCAGACTCTTCTTTCTTGGCTTCTTTTTCGTCAGGTGCATACTTCCTCCCATGTATTCTTGCTATGATCTCTTCTTTGTAGAGATCAAGGAAAGTATCGATCTGCTTAAGCTCTATGCCCTCAGCGACCGCAGCCTCCTTCATGTCATTCATGAGCTTCTTCTGGTACTCACCGATCATCTTCTTCTCTTTATCGGTATAAAGGAGCCTCTGCCCAGCCTTAGGATCATAGTCATCCAGGAACATCCTCTTGAGCTCGGCCTGCTTGACATCCGGATCCCCGGTGAATGTCCTGAGAAGGTTCCATGACTTCGTTGCCCTCAAGACCGGATTCGTGTTATCCAACCTGCCGTTCGGCACGATATTCCACTTCCCTTGGATCTCGCGCCTCTTGACCTTGACAGGTTTTCTGCCTGTCATCAGCATTTCCTCTTCCTCATCACCGTACTGCTCATACAAAGCATCGATCTGATAATAGACCTTCGCCATCTGGACTTGGAATACAGCAAGGTCAAACTCTTCATTGAGCCCTAAGTCCTGGGCTGTGTCCACGATCTCAGCCTTAGTCTTTTTACCCCCTCTGCCCATGCCCGGCAGGTTCATGTCCATTGACTGCTTAGCGCTTATGGACTTAACCCGGTTATCAGACCAGCTCTTTAAGTACTGCGCGAACTGGAAGAGTAGGGGCTGTGAGATATTCCCCATCTGCCTGATCTGGTAGTCATCCGGAGAGCCCTGGGTCTCAACTGTCTCCCCTGGGATGTAGCGTCTGCTTTTGATGTTCGTAACTGTATTGCGCCTCATGACCACAACAGGCTTATTCGTGATCGTGCCGTTGTCCTCAGCCTGGTTGATCGCTGTAGATATACCTATCTGGTAATCCTCCTCCAACTGTGGAATCCCGCGCGACGCGTATAGGTGCATGTCAATAAGTTCACGCCTGACGTCTGCATACGGAAAGAGGCCGTGATCGTAAGGCACTTCGATAAACCTCAGGACATCCTGCGGGGTATTGACCGGGTATGTGGCAATGCAGCGCTCCTTGATACCGTCATCATTGACGTCATACCAGCAGCAGGTCTCGCTAAGATCTATGATCTCATCCACCTCTTCGCCCGAAGGCACCCCCTTCTTCTCCTTTGTACCCCAGGCCGCTATCTCGTTATCGGTATATTTTTGATACTTCTCATCCCGCATGGCCAACTTGATCTGCGTGAAGGTGCGGGAGAATGGGTTAGCAATAAACCTTGCCCACTGGAGGTCAGTAGTATCCCAGGGAATCACAAGATCATCCTTGAGGTCGCAGGCCACAACATCAGCCTTGTTATTCTCGATCTCAATGAGCTTGAGATCAAACTTGGTCTTGCCTTCCCGAAACTTCCCGACTGCCTTCTCGCACTCCTCGATATTCTCCTCAAAGGAGTCATCAACCGAGAACTCCTCCAAGATGATCCTCAAGAGCATATCATCCGTTGTCCTGGGGTCTGTCAGAGCTTCTATTGTTTTCTGGTCATAATCATCCAGATCAAACTCCTCGGTATAGTTCCGGGTGGAGTAATCCCATACTGTCTTAAACACGACTCCGCCGCGCTGGAGACACTTGTCTATACCAATGAGGTATTGAGGCACGAAGTTCATCTTTTTCCTGACTCTCCAGTCAAAGAGCTGCTCGCGCTTACGAGCTGGGGCTATATCTTCTCCACCATAGGGATCAAACGTACATATAGGCGAGGCTTTGATAAGACTTGCGTAGGAAGGCTTGAGTTCGGTGATCTTGGAATCAATGACCGGAATTGAGTAATTCGCTGCATTTTCCCAAGGTGAGGTCTTAGGTGTTGTACGGATCCCATGTCTTAAATTATGCCACCTGTCTTGGTTGTAGTCCCAGCGCTGACGGTTCCCTCTCTCGGTCTCTACATCCTTTGACAGGTTCGATACAAAGTTGCGTATCTCATCGGTGATTTCAAGCGCGTTAACCTCTTGTAGCCCCTCAGGGTGAGTAGTCTTTCTCGGCATCAGTTATCCTCCGTAAAACTTTCGGTAGACTTCGCGATATGCGTCTTTCAACGCTCTTACATAGTTAATGTAGTGGATCTTCTTACACGATATGCTACAAAACCCGCCTTCTCTACCCCCATGATCGTATTCTATGCAGCAGCATCGGCACTTCTTGCTGATAACTTGGGTACTCATGACGCCTCTCCTTCTCTGACAGGCTTTTTCTCGACAAATTGGCTAAACTTATAGCACGTCCTGCACTTCTTGTCCCGGTTCGCACAGCTCCTGATGCAAAAGCTCTGATGATTCGTTCTCGACTTGTAGCTCATCAATACCCCGTCGCAACTGGCTCAGGAGCAATCTCACCGGACTCAGTGATAGGTATGCCTTGCCCCTGGCGATCTACTCCCACTTCTCTCTCAATCTCTGGCTTCTCATAGTTCTGCAAGAAACCCCACTGCAACATAATCCAGGCATCCCCTCTATTTGGGGATCTACCCAGCCTGTCCTTAATATCGTCCTTGTCCTCGATGGCCACCCTGCCCCTATTATTCTCGAAATACTGGGGCTCTCCGAGATCGTCCTTGAGCTCTTCATCCTCCGGGATAGAGGCCAAGCCTTGCTTAGCAGCCTCTGCGACCTCAAAGTGAGCCTTAGCCCTGAGGTTCTCATACTGCGGCCGATCCCTCATCTTCGGGTCGAGTTCCTTCTCTTTAGCGGAGCCATGATACTTAATGACAAGATACTTTTTGGATTCCTCGCGCCGCATAATCTCCTGCCATGTACCTATGCCAACACCATCACAGTCAACCATGATAAAGGCTGCATTAAGCTCATCAGCCATATTGAGTGCATCGATCGCATTGAGCCCTGGCGCCTGATTGCGTTTGACTATCATCTTGGAGACATTGCCGTTCTTGCCACCCATAATCACGTTGTCATCAATGCCTTCCCCGGCCGAGTCAACAGAGACACCCACATTGTTTTTGAAAGAAACAACTGGACGCTTCATTTGCTCAAGGATCTCAGGCGGGAAGAGTGTATTGATAGACTTCTTCGGGATCTGGCCGCGCACCCTGCCATCCCAGCGGGGATCATCCTCGCCCCACTTCGTGCGCATAGCCTCAACCCACTCGTATGAGGCCAAGCCAGGGATAATGGTCTTTCTGTGCTTATAGTTCGGGTTGTCCCGGCAGTCAAAGTTGAATACGATGTTATCTGTCTTGTTGCGCAACCCCTTTGCGAATCGCCCAGTTGCCCTGGTGGGGTTGCCTATGAATATGACAAGGGTATTCTCGGATGTCGTGATACCATCGATCTGATCGTAGATTGTATCTTCAACGGCCTGTGCCTCTGAGACTATGACGCAGACATTCGGAGCATGAAAGCCTTGAAACTTGCCCCCTTCGGCCTCTTTGGAGGCGCCTGTCTCCTTTGTCGTGAACCCGAGCAGATACCAGTCCTCTGGCCGGATCTCAATATACGGCTGCCTGTAAGCTGTACCACCGAAAGCGGGGTCTCTCCTATGCCAATGGCCTAAGGTCTCACCCCACATGATTTTCTTGACCTGGCGGTCGGTGGGGGCTGTCTCAACCACGATAGAGGGCTTGAAACAGTCCAAGAACCATAACGCAATACCAGCGCACATATAGTCCTTGCCTAAGGAGTGCCCGGATCCTATGTAGATATGCTTACGCTCTTTCATGGCGCGCGGAAGGGCAGACAATAGCTCATCCTGGAGCTTCCAGATCTTCTCAACCTGGAGCACGTCCCTCATGTAGATCTGAGGGTGTTCGCGCCAGCTATTCAACAACGAGTAGGCTTTCGCGGACTCTATTTGCGGGCTTACTGCCGTTTCCATCCTTCTCAATCTCCTTCTTGTGCTCCTCAGCCTTAGTGTGTAGTTGATTGACTATGTTGATATTGGCATTAACCGAGATCTGCTGAGCTGTGGTCTTTTTACCTTCAAGCTCCTCTTGTGCCTTATCAAGCGAGGAGATCGCTGCTCCCAGCTTCGTCTCATAGATCCTATCGCCGAACGGAGTCCTGCTCTTTAGCTGGGGTGTCATTGCCTTCTTGTATATAGTCTCATAACGCAACATACGGATCGCCTGATGAGTTATGGGGACGCGCATGATATTATCGAGTAGCCTTCTCTGGAGGTATCGGATGATTGATCTCCAGCGCGTTCTCTTAGAGAATTGATGGGCAGACTGGCGGGAATATGTGCCAACTTCCGGGTAGTATTTCAAGACAAGATCGGCCACTTCTTGAGGAGTTCGCATTTCTGCAAACCACATGCACATACGCAGATAGCGCTCTCTGGCAGCTCTCTTCTCAGTAGATCTATCCTTCGCAGGGTAATTCATCTGGGGTGTTCTTGTCAGTTCCATGTAAAGGCTCCCCGGTTAGCGGCGTCATTCTAAGCTCAAATAGACATTCTTTGAATTGCGCGAATGATTTTAGCAGGTTCGCAAGCTGCGTGGCATCAAGGGTAACTGTCATAGTAGATTGTCCCTGACCGTCAACGCCAATGCACTTGCGGTTTTGATCGAAGCTACCGATTATGACTATCTCTTCATTCTCACTCATAAAAAAGAGCAGTTCAACATCCTATCAATATCGGACATCAAACTGCTTCGTTAGACTTCGTTAAAATAAAAAAAGACAAGCCGTGTAAACAGTGTCAGACATCGTTTTGCACAACTTGCCTATGTTTAAAGTATAGCTTCTATTTTGCGGTCTGTCAAATAATTTTTTAAATTAAAGCTGCTGAATACGATTGTTTACCTCATTTCTTTAGGGTCTAAAACGTATCCGCACTGACCGCAATAGTATTTGTCGCCTTCGAATAGTGCGTCATCCCTTTGTCTGCTCCCTTAAAGACATCTTCATCTTATCCGCGCCCCATTCCAGCAAGCCAAGAACTTGAGTCTTGCCTCCGCCAAAGTCCATGTGTAAGCTGTCGCTTTTACCGTCTAGATTTTTCACCCCTATAAAAATAAACCCGTCATACCTCTTTTTGATTTCCTCGCAGATGTCATCCCACAAGACCAATGAGAGGTCAGACATCACCCCTCCTTCCTTCTTTGTCGCGCTTGGCCTGCCTATTCTTTTGGAGAAAATACCGGATTGCATCATACTTACAACAGGCAGACGTTGTGCCCTGGTATCCATAAGGGTCTGGTAAGTAAACGCTGTAATGGCTATCATTTTCTCGATGGTCTATAAATATATCACGCAAGCGAATCTTGAGCATCTTACTTAACCTTGTGCACTCTCCCCTGCAACACGAATGGTTACCCATCATGCTTTCTCTTTCAACCTCATTACCAGCGGCCTTGCCCAATTCCGTGCGGTCGGGCATACCCTTGAACTCCTTTTGCTTATTAACCATGACACCCTCCTCCCTCCCACCAGTGAGTTACTTTATTCAACGCCTTCATCAAGCCAGCAGATGGCTTACCTAGCTTTTTTAAAGTTCCCAGGATCTTCTCCAGCTCCTCTTTCGTAAATGGAGCATCAGTGGCGGCTCTCTCAAACCCACAGAACCTTCCTATTTCTTGATGAAGCTCTCCCTTTCTTTTTTGTTCGGCTCCCATCTTATCTTCTCCTTGCATCAGCCATGTGCTCGGATAGCATCCGCTATCTCTCCCAACACATCAATCATCCTCTCAAGAACGCCATACTGGTTTTCTGGTAATCTCAAAATATGCTTCGTCTGATAGGCTACCCTTGTCGCCCTTGCCTTTGCTGCTGCCAGGGCTTCCTCTTCTGTTTTCGCCTGTACTTCAATCTGAATTTTTCTCAAGCCCCCGTCATGTGCCTCTATGATATACAAATAAGCATCTTGCATCACTGCCTCCTTTTTTTACGCCATTTACTCGCATCAGGGCAAGTAGCGAAATGGCTCATCATAGTATCTGGATCAAATATCTCTGCCCCTGCATCCGCAACGGTATCCGCGTCAACGGGTATGTTCTTGCCCGCACTTGTTTTGAGCCATACAATTTCAGCTCCGCAACTTCGACATTCACTCATGCAACCCTCCTAAAACTTATAACCCACACCCAGGGATTATTCTCCCACTTAAAACCTTTCTTAGCGAGGGAGTTCCAGAGGTCTATAAACCATCTTTTTGGTGTTGGAATTACATCTATTTTTGCTCTACTTCTTTCTTTTAACGTTCCATAAGGATAGCCTTCTAAAAAAGCCTCATTATCGCTTATCTCCCGCAACCTCTTTACTCTTATGTCGGTGATTTCTAAAGTGATACGAGACGCCCAGCGGGGCATAAAGAGAGGGCTTACCCAATAGAAAGTTTCAGGACAATCACTCATGTCAGCTGTGTGCCACTCGTAACACTTCTGACACGCATACACGGGTACACCGTATTCGTATTTTATTACGCTTCTTTCTGCTGGTTTTTTGGGAACAGATACTTGCTCAAACTCTATATGCCCAGTATTGTAACTTTCAAAACGCTCAAAGTATGCGAATGTCTCCCTTACCCACAACCTATCTCCGACTTTGCCGTAAGGACATTTAGAGTAAATGTCGTGCTTTCCTTCATTATCGCAATTTTCGTCCCATTGATTAAATGGCTTATGACAAAACGAGCATTTTGTTGGCTGTGGCTTCACTACCCGCCTTGTTTGAGATTTCCGCCCCTCAAGGATAGCTTTGACCATTTCGCTTGAGAAGATTATGGGTCGTTCCTTCATTTCCCCTCCTTACAGCGTGAACCAGTCATGTTCCTTAGTGATATATAGAATCGGCAAGAGCAGGAACAGTACCACAAGCCTCCAGGCTAATCCGAATGTCGTCATTCCATTATCAGGCTTCATTAAATAAATCCCTCTATCCCAACTACTCTTCCGACGAGGATTTCCTCTTCGGTTTTTGTAAAGATCTTCCTGGCCTGTGTCGTAAAGTACGATACCCCTATAACCACGACCGGGAATACGATCGCATATTGGATCCAGGCTCCCTGGATGATCGCATAATAGACCCCACTTATTCCGTAAAGGATCGCACAGATAATCCTTGTCGCATCCATTGTCTCTTTCTCAGACCCCATGTAAGGTCTCAAGAGGCGATAGATTGTACTCGGTTTTGGATCCGCGTCATCCCCGCCGTACCCGATTGTAAAGACCCCGAAATGGATCAGGATCCCTGGCAATAAGTACAACATCTGGAGTGTCCATCCCGCGCCAATGTAATCCGTCAGCTGCGCCAAACAGATTACGATGGCACAACCCAGACGCCGCACAACCTTTGGGTACTCATCAGATCCCCCCGCCCTCCAGAGGATCCCACACACTACGACCGCTATGACTTTTAATATTATGCTCCAGATCATTCTATACCCCCTCTCAGGTTTGCCAGCTCCCGCTTAAACGCCTCGGTATACATTTCAATCCGAATCGGTTTTAGGGGAGGGTTTACTTTCTCGACCATCAATAGATGCTCTTTATAGTTCTCGCCCCTTAGTTCAATAATCCTGCGCCTTATGATCTCCTTGCGTGGATCTTTTTCTCCAGTATCCCGATGCCAGATATTATGACAGAACTGCCCTGAATGATAAGGCACCCAACAGGCAAGTAATATGTTTCCTTCATACAATTCAAGCCTGGGATGGGATCCTACATTAAGAATGTGGAATAGGCTAAGCCCATAAGGCAATGCTCCCTCCGACCTCCCGCAAATCTCACACTTAGCCCCGCGCTTGAGCCTTAAGATCTCTCGCAGAAGTTTCTTTGCCCTATCTAATAGCTTAGCTCGTCTCGTCTTTCCCATTTATTATTTCGATCCTCCGGCGCTTGATGATATTGCCGTCTGGAAGTTCCACCCATACCGTCTTTTTATTCCAGCGAACAGGCTTGACCCACTGCTTGTACTTAACCCTCCCGTTAAAACTCTGGCGCCACACACGGATCTTACCCTTTGTTTCTATGAACTGCCGCTGTTTTGATTTCTTCTTGCGTCTGAAAAACTTGAATATCCCCATACATTTCCTTAGGAGTGGGGAGGGGGAGTAGTACCCCTCCCCTGGAATCTTAAGCCGCATTAAGGCATCACGCAGGCTTACCTTCCTGCTTGCCCTGGTCTGCGCCTTCCTTCTTCTCTTCGCCTGGCTTCTGCTCAGTGCTTTCTTTGTTTTCTCCCTCGAACAATTTAATCACCCCCTTTCTTTTCAATGTATGTTACAAGCTCCCCGATGGTTTTAAGTTTCTCTGCATCTTCATCGGGAATAATTAAGTTTGCAAACTTCTCCTCCATCATCATCAACATCTCTATGCTATCGAGGGAGTCTAATCCGAGATCTTCTTCAAAACGCGCACTATCTGATAGTTTGCCCTCCGGCAGACTCAGACTATCCCTCAGCACTTCTCTTACCTGCTCGGCGATCCTACCTCTTCTTGTGCTGCTTGTCTTTTTTTCCATCTTTTTCCTCGACAGGTTCTTCCGGCTGCTGGCGCTGTAACTCTAAAATTCCCCCGTTTATAGAGACGAGTTGCTGTTCCACCACTCTCATTTCGTTTTGCAACTTGGCGCGATACTCCTGTAAGCGGGTTGCCTCCGCTTGCAACTCAGCGATCCTCCCCTGCTTATACTCATCGTCAAAGGCAAGCGCCATCTGACAAATTAATATGAGCATAACGCCTATTACAATACCCCTCTTCATGCTGCCCCCTTTCTTATTTGACTCTCTCTATCTCAACTGGTATGACACCGTCATCCAGGTCGCCGATCTCAGCAAAGGCAGCCTTTGTCAGATCCACAATCCTGTCTGATAGGCTCCGGTTGCCATATGTCCTCGCACCACCCCAGTCATTGTGCCGGACAATGACTGACTTGCCATTCTTTGTGTTCTTGACCCTGTAATAACCTCCGAACTGGTATGACCGCATCGCGCATGTCATGGCGTTCTCGTTAAAAGGTTCCCCACTGGCCGTCGTTTTGTGCTCAAAAGGATCAGTGGGGTCGTCTGAGCTGTACCAAGCCGCGTACCCGGCCACTCTCTCCGGGTAGGAATATGTGGCGTTGATGTGCACGGCCAGTCCGAAGGCTCCAACGGTGCACACGATCGATAAGACTGCTATCACATTGATTAGGTTGAAACAATACTTTCCACCCATCGCACCCCCTATGTGTTTATGGCTTCAATCACTTTTTTGAGATTGAGGTTATCTACCTGCTGAGTGTATATCTCTCTGGCCGTTCTAACCTCTGTGTCCTTTTTTATTACATAGGCATATTGTGGATCTTCCTTGCTATCAAAATTCTCTTTGTCGTGGATTTTGTGCCACTCTTTGACATCTTTAACTTCCATATTGGTCTGCTCTATGGTGATTTTATACATCACTTCCCTCCTTTCATTTTAGCCGCGGTTTCGCTTACCATCTTGGCCACCTTTGGATCATGTCGCCTTCCCGCGGGTTGTTTATAAGCGCCAATGGGTGATCTCAGTTTGGGTGGCTGTACCTTCATTCCCGGATCTATCCGGTTAAGCCAGTTCACTATAAACCGCTTTGTCTTTTTCCTGCCCGGCTTTGTAAGTAGCCAAGCGTCCATCTTTGCTGATTCTATATCTATATCTATATGCCGATAGGCAGGGTTTGTTTTTAAAGCCTTTAAGAAAGATGCTGTTGGCACGGTACTTGCATCCTTCTCCTTCTCCATTCCCTTTTCCATTCCCTTTTCCAGCGGTTTACCACCGTTAGGTAACGGTGGCTTAACCGTTAAGGCACTTTTTGGAGGCTCAGGGATCCCAGAATCGCGCTCTGTATGATGTGGCCTTTGGTGCTTGTGCCATTCAAGGATTTGTATAACCCCTTGACCTTCAACAACATAGCGAAGTATGAAAGGCTTACCACTGGAAGCTTTGGGTTTTGTAAGGGAAAGGAGACCTGCTCCAATGTCAACTTTGTCGTAAGGAAAGAGCTCGACCTTGATGCGTTTCGGCCTATCCTCTAATCTCCCCTCTTTATCAGCCAACACCCAAAGACCCGCGTACAGTAACCGGATCCAATAAGGTAGGTCTGCGAGATCTTCATCCCTAAAAAAGTCCGGCTTGAGGTATCGTATTCTTGGCATAAATCAATACCTCCTGATTATTTGGCCTTTTTAGCCTTATATCCGTCCTGTATAGAGGCGATCTCATCGTTCAGCCAGGTACGCATTACCTTCGGCAGCTTATTCCTTTCCTTGGTGATCTCAGAGAGCCTTTTGTCAAACTCCTCTTTGGTCTGAGCCTCTCTCAGGTACTCTGATAGCTCGGCCGCCTTAGCCTCTGCCTCTTTGAGCTCAGGAGCACGCATCTGCGAAACCATGCGCTTCATTTCCGCAATCAGAGAAGTAAAGTCAGCCTCACTCAAGTCTGCCTTCGCGTTCTCCTGGATGCTCTTAAACCATTCCCGCAGAGCCGTAGCATCCTTGCGTTCTTTTGCTAAGTCCATATATTGCCTGAGATTAAGGGGTTCTCGATCCTCCTTCTTCCCTTTCTCCAGCCCGGTGATAAGCTCGCTCTGCTTATCTGCAAGCATCTGCCGGATCTCTTCGCGATCCTTATCCATAAGGATCCCTATTTCGGCTTTATTGCTCATTTCCCACCTTCTTATTTCGGCAGGCTCCTTCATCGCTGCGATCTCAGCCTCAGCCTTTGCCCTAAACTCTTCAAGCCACTCATCATAGTTCTCCGGGCTTGCCGTTATCTGCTTGGTCTGATCCACTATGGCTGCTTTTTCATCTACGTCGCTGAGGTTCTCTACTTCCTCAGTCAGGTACAGGCCGCCGATCACGTCCGGGAACACAACCCTGGCGCAAGCAGAGATCGCACGCCACTTATACATATTCATAGGTTGCTTTTTATAATTATCCTTCCCGGCGAGCCACATCGCCTTAGCTTCTTCCGCCCCAAACGTAGCTGAATGAGGAGATCTACCCTTCCGGGTCATGGTAACAGTTACCTTGTTGTCGCCCTTTTCGATCTGCATATCCTGCAACTGTCCGCTCCTGTTAATCATGCCGAGCATGAGCTGCGGGGCTACTGCGGGCTTTTGGTTTATGATATTGATGCCGCGCAGTGCCTCCATCATAGGGACGTTAAGCTCCCTTCCGGTCATAACAACCATGATCACCTGCTCGGCTGTTTTAAGAGCAGGCGGTAAGAAGTGAGTCTTGAGCATGGCCTCAGCCACACTGTGCATACGATCCCATGTCTGCACCTGTTGATCCACATTCATTATGTCGTTACCCATCACACCCTCCTATCGTACTGCCAGGATTGACTTCTGAAAGACCTTGATACCTGGTATCTCAAGATCACAAGTGTTGACTCCCCGCTCGTTGCGCGTATGCGCCCGTATCATGGCATTGACCTTCTTCTCATCAAGCACCATGTATTCAAGCGGGATCTTCTTAATGTCAACAACTTCGAATGTCCAGATCTTCTTTAAGTTAGAGGATCCAAGAGAGGAACGGATCGCTGTTGTCTGTTTCTTCGGTTCCTCTACTACGGCCGGGACATCTTCCCCTAAGAAGTCAGCGGCAGCCTTTGACTTGCTTTCCCCTTCCTTCTTCCTCGCCTCTTCCTCAGCGCGCCTCTTATTGTCGAGCTCGGTAGCATAGACAGTCAGCTTGCCCCGTACGATCTCATAGGCTTCTTTAAGAGGCGAGGTTAATTTCTTAAACTCGCCATTGATGCTTGAGACGTGATCCTGGAGAGGCTTTACAAAAAACTTGCGCCTAGTCTCCAGCTTGCTAATGAACTCTTTTGCCAGCTTGAGATCATCGTTCGCCGCTTTACTGCTTAGCTCGTCGGTAATCTGGACGGCCTTTGCTCTCTCAAGCAGTGTAGGCATATTCTTTCCAACCAACTGCACTTCCTGATCTTCCCTTATATTTTTAATCTCCATTACTCATCCTCCTTACATACGGTTGCATGGACATCCTCTGGCCGGGGAAATAACTCATGATTTTCCCCGTCATAGAAATCCAACTGCTTTTCCTTAAACAATGAATTTTCCTCCAGCCGCTTGACAGCACTTCTTTGTTTTCGCTGGCGTAGATAAAGCGCTATCATGCGCCTGCGATCCTCATTCTCAAGAATTTCCTTTGCCACTTCGATCTCACGGCGATCGAGAGTGTATAGAGGTAGTATGTAATATCCATACTTGGAGGACGTCATTATTTCAGGAATGGCCGCACAGATTTTGCGGAACTTCCGATCCTCCATACCGAGTGTTTCGGCGATGATAGAACGCGCAGCAGCTCTTTCATAACCACAATGATGGGTAAGCATGTAACTCTTTACGCGAGTAACATCGTCTTGAGATATTCCCGGCATCGTCAT